GATGCCGTTTGTCTTGCCTTCTGGGTGGCATTCCCGATCAATAAAGAACTCAAGCGCGCCGCCACCGTTTACAACCGCCTTCACGGCCTCGCCAAACTTCTCGGAAACCCCTGTTGTGTCCACTGAAGGGGCATCCATGTTCAAAGACCACTCTCTGACGCCGCACACAACTTCCCAGATGTATCCCTTGGATGGAGCGCGGTCCTGAATGTCGGCGTTGGCGTAATCGTCAGACCCTGCCAAGGGAGCTTCAAAATCCGGGGCGTTCCGGCAAACGCTCATGCCCGTTTCTTCATCGGTGAAATCTGATTGGGAATAATCCCCATAGGCCGGCAGGCATTCGGCCACCGCGTTGTTGTAGGTCGCGCTTCCATAGGGTCCAATCACGATCGGGCCTCCTACAGAGGCCAGGTCCACCCGGTCGTCGGCGCAACCACGCAAAGCCCCGCACCGCGTCGTATAGAAGCTGACGTGGTCCAGTCCGCTGACGTGGATGTAGTAATCAGCTTCGGGATCTTGCGGGATTACCCCACCGCCAGGGATGCTGTCGCCGGCCTGGGCATAAAACCCCGCGTCATCACCGAAGTCACCATCCGGGAAATCCATCCCGCTGCCCTTGTAATAAGCCGCTTCTTCCGTTTGGCAGTGGGAGCGGTTCGGTCCGAGATACCACCGGCTGCCGCCATACATCGCCCAGCCTTCTGGCTTGATTGGCCAGCCGTCCACATAGATGGGAAGCCCTACCCCTTGAACTCGATCGCCACTGAGATACCCCTCTTCAATGTCTAGGAGTTGATTGCTCTCAGGATCAAGAAGCTCTTGCGCTGAATAAAGGATCGGGTCCGGAGCTTCGCGTTTGAGGATCAGCCGCCCGCCGCTTCCTAGAACTGGCATGGCTCACCACCTCCCATCAATTGAGCCGCAGGCTTGAAACGCAATGTTGATGGCCTGAGCTGCACCCACGCTGATCGGGTGCGACACGTTGGTCAGGAAGCCGTTGAATTTGAACCGCGTTGGCATTCTTCGGATGCGGTTGCTGCTGAACTGGTTCGCATTGCTCATATAAATATCCGTCTCTTTGATCTCGTTCAGATCAACGCCCCGGCGATTGAAAATGAAGGTCAACTCCGTTCCACCTTGTGCAGGGTCGTTGTCGAAGATGCTGTTTAGAAGCTTGACCAACTGGGCATCGTTTGGCTGATACAGGCACGTTGCTGTGCCGTTAGCGCTTCTGATGCCTGGCCTGTAATTGCGGTCGTAATCCGCCAGGGAAGTTGTATCGATCAGCGGGCGATCGACAGTGATTGACCAGTTACGGCACTTCGAAATTTTGCGCCCCTCGTAGCGCAGCTCACCATCAGCACCAGTCAGAACGGTCATGATTCTTCCTCTTACAGCAAGAATAAGGAGTCAGATTTGTTCAAAAATTGCGGCGGAATGTTGTCGCGTTTCGGAATGTCGTCGCCGTTGTCCAGGAACAGCCCGCAATACAAGTCCTTGCTGGGGAGTCGGGTGGAAGCTGTGGGGAATGGATTTGGCGGATCATCCGGAAGTGGGGTGATTGCATAGCCGTAGCGCTTCAGCGTTTTCAAGCTGATGTTCGTCAGGGTGGCGCCATCCCGCAGCGCCCTGGCCATCACGTCCCGCGTGCCTTCATATCGCCGCACGCCATAACCTTTGACCACCTGATTGCGGTCATCGCTTGCCCAGTGGCCCTGGTTGGGAAGAGGCTCTCCCCTCCAACCGCGCAAAATCATGGCCTGGGCGTTGGTCATGCTGGTTTCCTTCTCATAGGCATCGACCGTTTCTGGATAGATCGTTTTCGAGATGTATCCCAGGGAAGGCCCGTCGTCTTGATCCATCCCCATGTGGGTGTTGATTTCTGCGATGTTCCACCAACAGATCCCCAGGCCATGGAGAAGCTCGTGCTGCCAGACGTTCCGCCAGGTGTTGGCGATCAACTCGTCGTTGTAATTGGGGTTGACCCCCATCTTCAGCCAGACGGCATTGGTGAAAGCGTTGTCACCTGACCCACCCATCTGCACGTATTGGGTGCCGAAGTAGCACCATGCAACAGCTGGATAACCGGGTACTTCTTCAAACTCTCTGATCTCAATCGGCCCGCCGGTGTATCCCGAATTGAAGGCGATGTATTGGGACAGGTTGTCCATCGCGTCTTGCATGTATCCACGGTGGAATTCCGGGACGATGTCCGGGACACCAGCAAAGAGCGCCGTGGGGTTAGGCGTCGGATCTGGGTCTGGGTCTGGTGACGGGCAAGGGTCTTCTGCTGGCTGGTCCGGGGCACGGTCATGGTTGACCTCTCCCATCACGTACTGGCCTTCGGCAAAGACGGACTCCGTGCCGTCGCACCGTTCTTCGATGGTGATGTAATTCTCAGCGTCAACGCCGACGCCGCTCTGCACGGTGTTGATCCAGCGGCGGCTAGGGCCAAGGCGGTTCCCGTCTGCATCGCAGGGGAAGCACCAGATGTCATCCATATACCCTTCGTCTTGCGTGAGCGGCCAATCCCAGCCGTACAGCGCGTCTTCGATGTAAAGACGCCAGCGGTTGTTCCCGGTCAGCATCCGCCGAATGCTGATGATTGGGTTGTTTGATCTGATCTCTTGATAGAAGGGGTCCGGATCCGGCGTGGGATCTGGGGTTGGATCTGGGTCTGGGGTCGGGTCTGGGGTTGGCGTTGGCGGCGGTGTTGGATCTGGGACTGGCGCAACGTATGGATCTTCCGGTTTGCTGATTTGTGCTTCAACGTTTTTGATCTCCAGGCGGCCCACTAAATCGACTTTGACCTTCGACCAACCGGCCTGCACTGAGGTCACTTTGGGCTCTGTTTCCCAATGCCATTCCAGGCCACAAGGGAAGAGGCCTTTTTTCATTCCCGCAAAGTATTCCTCCGGCACCTTCACACTTTTGTAGTCGCCGTATCGGCTATACCAACAATCAAAAAACATCTGAACCTGCTCATCTTCACACTCAAATTCCAGGCTCAGTTTTGAATCAAACGGCTTACTTCCATACAGTCGAGTGCTTCCAGCCCCTGAAAGAGAGTTGTATCTTTTGGTGGCAAAGCTGCCGGGGTTATAGCTCCTGCTTTTTGGTGCTAGGGCAGGAAGGCTAATCACTGATGCGCCCGGAAATTACAAATTCATTATCCCCAAAGCTGCTAGCTAGAAGCGACTTGTCCTGACCATCGACTGGCCAGTAAATGGCTTCGATGTCCACGTTGCCATCCTGATCGAATCCAACTGATTGGATTTTGTAGGCCTGGGCTTTTGTCTCCTTATCCGCCAGGCAGAACACCGCACCCCGTGCCGCGCTTCGACCGTTTTTGATCACCAGCTCTTCTTCTACAACCGCCCCACCGTTCCAAAGGATCACGTCATAGGTGCCATCACTCATCGGCGGCCAGCTGACAACGGTTCCGTTTTTCATGACGGCGCCATTCTTCGGCTGCTCATATCGCAGGGTCTCTAGCCCGATCTTGATGATCGATCCAACCTGAAGCGTGGCCTCACTTGGCAGCGTTTTGAAACTCACCACGTGATTGACGTACTTCCGTTGCAGGCACTCGAACTTCGCCCGATCAATCGCGTGCCTCTGTGTGGTGGCGAAGCTTGATAGATCGATCTGAATCACCGGCGCTGATAAGGGTGTGCTCTGCCTTCTCACGGTCAGCTCACGGATCTGGGGGAACAGACCGCGTTCATTGGCGAAGCCCCGCTGATAACGCTCCTGCCGCCACTTCACGCTGACGATCGGCTCTTGCCTTTCCTGTGTGTCCAGATAGCTCAGGTTGAAGCTGTCATCGAGGATGTTCCCGCTAGTGAACATCGCCGCAATGGGCTCCGGCGCGGGCTCATCACCATCGAAGGTCAGGGCCGGTTTGAGCATGAACTTGCCGCCGCTTACGCCCAGGTCCAGCAAGAAGTCCCTTGCTCGATCCGCCCCCCAGCTTCTGAGGTTGATCTTGCTGCTGATTGCACCATCGAAGTAATAACGGCGATTAGCTGTCCAGACCGCAGCAGCGTCGAAGCTTTTCTTGTCGATTTGCTTGTCGTTAAAGACTTCCCCTGTTCCGTATCGGTCATTGGTGAACAGGTCGTAAAGCACATCCGGGAACCGGTGCGAATCAATCACGCCCCGTTCGCAGTACACACTCAGCTGATCCAGCGTGTTCAGCTCCCGGCTGCTTCGGATGTTCAACCCCAGAACTGAACAGTCGCGATAGCTAGGCGTCTGGTCGTTTTCGGTGATGACGTTGACGTATGCAATCGAATGCTCCGGCTGCCCATCAGAGGAAGACTGGACAGAGTCATAAATGAAGTTCTCGGCCAGCCGCGCCCAGCCGTCCACGTAGCAGTGATATTCCGGGTCGTCGTGCTCTGAAACCCCCAGCTTCGTGACGTAATCACCAGAGACTGAGCCAACCTGCACACGGAAGCCACTGCCACCGATAGAGCCGGCCTTGCGCAATTTCAGCCAGGTCCCGACTTCATAGTTTTGGCCCTGGGGAGCTGTGCCGGGATAGGTCACCGCCGTGACAGCCCCGCCCTCAACAGTCACATCAGCGAAGACGTAACCCTCACCGGTGTCATCGCCGTTGTCCTTCTCCAGCTCCAGGTGCCGCCACGTGTCGCCGTTCCTGGGCTGGTCGTAACCACTGCCAGGTTCAAACTCACCAAACCCCGTGACCCCGCCGGTAAACACGTTTGGGTTGCAGAAGCTTTTGATCAGGAATTCTGCGTGGGTGCGCTCGACCTTCACTCCGTTGCCCTCCACCGCTATGTCGGAATCGAGCACCGAGAAGGTTTCCTCAACGTGAGGATCCATCACATACAGATCCCCGGTGGCCTTGCCTGAACGGATCTCCCAGGCCGTTATCGGCATGAAGCGCATCTCACGCCTCACGTTGCTGTTGAACTTGAAGCGCAGGTAGTTGTAGACATTGACACCAGTCGCTGAGCGCACCCCGTAAAGGTTCTTCAGGGGGACAAACTCATTACGGCTGATGTCCCGGATGCTGATCCGAAAGAAGCTGTAGCGCGTATCGCTGGCGGTGTATTTGCCGGGCTGAATGTCCTTCCGATAGGTCGAGTCATTGGTGTCGTTATCGGAGCCAGACATGCCGCCGCAGAATTCCGCATCGACGTAGGCCTGATATGACCCGGAAGGGTATTTGTCCCCGGCCTTGAATTCGCGAGTGATCAGGCCACTGAAGGCTGCAATGCCTGAGGATTTAACGCTGAGGTTCGAGCGAAACCCGATTTCAATCGTCCGTGACGGACGCTCAATGCATAGAGCACCAACACTGAGGCGGAAGGCGTGGCTGTATGCCGAACCAATCACCCCCATCTGAGAGTCCGGCCCCATACCCCCTACGAAATCAGGCGATTCATTCTTCGATTGATATCGCGCATCTTCGTCGTAAATCGGCGCCAGCCTTGCTTCAGACCAGAGGTGAACTTCGCCCGGTTCGACGACTTCAAACTCAGCAGTGACATCAACACCATCCCCATCGAAATCAAGATCACTGATGAAGGGCTCCGGGGTGCGTTTGGTGCAAATGGCTATGGCGCTGCCGACCTTGTAAAGGTCTCCGATGTTGATGCGTTCATCGAAGGTCCGCTGCCGCGATGCAATGGTGTTGGCAACGTCATCGGCTTTCAGCTCGGAAGGTTGTTCCCCGCCCGAGCTGGATCCATCTTCCGTGAATTCCGCATCCTCTGAGGTGCGGAAAATTTTGTAGGTAAGGGTCTCGCCCTTGCGGACGCTGGTCAGGCCTTCGGTGCCAACAAAGCCGGCCCTGGTCGTGAACGTGTAGGACTCCTTCTCCCGCCTGGCGACCTTCTCGTTACTGGCCTGACGCTCAAACGTCTGATCATTGCGCTGCTGCCATTGGGTCAGCGGATTCCACGCTTCCCCGATTTTGTATCCAAGGTTATTTCCGATCGAGGCGTAACAACCAAACTCCCGCTGGTTGCTGGGAAGAACGGCCTGGCAGAAATCATCACGGCCCAGCACCGCGTAAATGTCGTTCAGATTGCCGGCGATAGCGCCGGGGTCGTTTTCAGGGCGAACACCAACTTCGTAGTCCTGCTGATCAATGCGCCCTCCTTCAGCCTTGTAATAGATGGAGATTCGGCCAGCGTCTGACTGCCCCAGCTGATAGGCCGAAAGCGTGTTGTTCCCGAGTGCCGTTTGCTCAAGGTCCAGCTTCAGGCCCTCTGCACCCTCACTGACCAGGAACAACCCTTTGAAGAACTGGCCGCCACCCACGCTCAGCAACTGAGACCAGAGAAGGTTTGTGTTGACCCTTAGCCCGCCATACCCGTTCTCCCTTTTGGCGTAGATGATCGGGATGATCGATCCCATATCGACCACGTTCTGGATTGAATCGAAACCGGACTTCGGCGTGAACTTGTCGCGCCGGATGATGTCCTGGCCTTCAATCGTTGACTCATCAACACCGGTGGCGGTCTCTTGCTCCGGCTTTGGTGCCAGTAGGTAGCTAATCCCTGTAAACAGGGCGCCAATGGCTAGCTGGATGGCAACCGTCGCCCAGAAGCCAAGCGCGACAGGCGAGCCAGGCCGGATCTGGCTGTAGTCCTGGCAGGCTTTGCAAAACGCCCGATATTCCTTCTCGTCCATGCCCGTCAGGGCCATGATCTCCCGGTCCTGGGGAAGCAGGACATAACGGCGCTGCGGACTAATGCTCATGCCTACAGCAACAGAATCTCACCCGTAGAAGGCATTGCCCCCACAAGCGTTTCAGTCAATCTACGGCGGGGAACATCAGCTGAAATGGCATCCATGGGGCTGCTCAATCTCATGCTGATTCGTGCCAGGTCGTGATCGAAGCCAACTGCCATGAACGTGTCATTCATAAAGTTTGACTTCTCAATCAGGGTCTCAGGGTTAAGCCAAACGGTCTTCACCTCAACGATCCATTTTTGATCGGCGGCTTCTTTGCACATCGCCAGGGTTAATTCATTGACCGGCCAGACAAGCTGCGAATCAACGTTGCCCCCCTGAAGATCAGTCGTGCTGCCTGAATAACCGAAGCCGCTGAACATGAAATCCTTTCCATCCCAGCGGCGCGACTCACCAACAAAGAAGTTCTGGAACCGCCAGAAATCGTTGATCTCAATGAAGGTGCCAATCGCAATCGTCATGCCATACCAACCTTCTTGCGCTGCGCAGGCCTGTTCTTCAGGTCCCGCATGGTGTTGGCCTGGGCTTGCTTCGTGGCACCCATCACGCCCCGCTCAAATTCGTCTGTGGTGACGTAGCTCTGCTCATTGATCACGACGCTTTCATATCGGATATCAAGCGGCGCAGAAGCAAAGGCAACGCCGTCTTCCGTGGCGGAATAGAACGAATCCATCCGATCCGTCTGGAAGTTGGTGAGCATCGTCTCTTGATTGGAGACCAGCGAATCGCTTGCCTGAGCGAAGTAATCGGTGGCCGCTGATGACTGGAACACCTGGCCGAAGTTCTGGCCACCACCACCGCCTGCAGCCGCTGCACCAATACCGAAGGCACCACCGCCGCCGCCGCCGGTCTGCGGTGTAGGCGTTACCCCGATCGGAATGCCCATGGCCTGCAGCGCTTTAAGGATCAGCGCCTTCGCAATCATCTTCGTGGCCATGGCGATGTATTCCTTGCCGATCTGGGCAAACATCTTGCTGAAGCTCTCAGCAATGTTTGCGTTACCGGCGATCACACCATCGACAATTTCATTGAAGGCCGTGGCTAAGCCGTTCTCCAGGCTCACCACCATGTCGGCAATCTGGCTTTGTGTGTCTTTCAGTTCCGCATTTAGTTCCGTCGCGTATTTGCGAAGCGGGTTGTTCTCCAGTTCTTTGAGCTGTGCGGCGCGTCTGATTGCATCGCGGGTGCGGTCTGCCTGTACTTCAACGCCTCTCAGCGCATCTTCAAACACCAGAACATTGCGGGCAGCATCGATGTAGGCCTGGGAGCCGACCTCGCTTTCTTCCATCAGCCCACGCTGAGCGTCAAGAAGCTCGTTTATGAACCCGAGTCTCTCGGCGTGTTCTCGCTCAAATTCGTTGAGCTGCTGCACCATCTCGATGTATCCCGAGTCGGCGCCTTCGGCCTCAAGCTTGAGCTTCTCAGCTAATGCATCGTTGGATGCCTCAAGAGCCAGAGCTTCATCGGCGTAGATCTTGTTCACCTGGGCGGTGAAGAGCTGACCGTTGAGGGTTGCCATCAGCTGGCGTTGCTGCATCAGCGATTCGTATTCAGCCTTCAGCCGATTAACGGCGATGCCCTGTTCCCTGATTGCGTTGGCGGCCTGCTGCTGTTGCATGGGGTCAACCGCTTGCGCTGCGGCCTCCTTCAGCAAATTGAGTTCATTGATTGCTGAGTTGGATTCGTTCTGCAGCTTCCGCAGGTCGTCATCAATGCCGTCCAGCTTCAGGCCATCAGCAAGGCCGAGGATCTCTTTTTCGATATCCGTCAAGCCAAGCTTGAAGATGTCCAGTTGCTTCTCAGTTAGTGCTTTGCGGTTCTGGAATTCTTGCTCCTGCAATTGGATGGCGTAATCAAAGCCTTCTTTCCTGAGCTTCTGCTCAAATTTGAACTGGTCTTCTGCAAGGCGTTTGGCCAGGTCATCGCCTTTGCCTCCGCCTTTGTCTGTCCCTTTGTCTGTCCCTTCGTCTGTCCCCTTAGTCCCGGCAGGGGGTTTGGTTTGGTCTTTCACGTCAGCGGCAGGACCTTTGGTTTTCTCCATTGATTTGTTGAACGCTTCTGCGGCTGCCGTGCCGCCACGCGCTACAGCACTTTTCAATGCACCGAATCCATTCAGCGCCTTCTGCAATGCGACGCCAATGGTTTTCTCAATGTTGACCCCAAATATCTTCTCCAATAAGAAACCAATTGGAGATAAGACGCGAAGCGTAAAAGCAATGATCTTGCTTAATCTTTCAACCCAAGTAGACCCCAGGGAGTTCAATAAATTGGTCCACAATTTTTTGAGGTTATCAAGCACACTCTTGAAGAAATTTTTGAATGTATTAAATACATTCCTAATGGCGTCAATTTGTGTCTGGAATCTGTTGTAGATCCTGGTTGTTAATTCAGTCCATAATGCGCTTAACGTGCCTGTCCATAAAGCCCATGCATTTTGAATTGCGCCGATAACACCTAGGACAAAAGTCCTGACGCTATCGATTGCAATCTTGATGCCCTTGGTCACTTGCTTCCACGCAAATTCAATTTCATTGACAACATCGTTCCAGGTTTTGCCTAAGAAGTTAATTAGGTCGTTCCATTCTTTCTTCGCGTTGTTAAATAGCGCCCCGCCAAACTCTGCGAAAAATGCCCCGACAGCATTAGCCGCTGCAACCAGCACCTTCACGGTGGCATCAACAGCATTGCGGAAGGGCTCGATGTTTTTGTAGGCCAGCACCAACCCAGCGACCAGGGCGCCGATCGCCAGCACCGTCAGCGTGATCGGTGACAACAGGAAGTTGACTGCTGCACCTAGCAAGCCAATTCCGACCGTGGCGATTTTGCTCACCGCTGCGGCGACGGTAAGCGTCGATGTCACCGCTAGAAGCTGAGTCTTGAGGAACAGGAGTCCTGAGGCCAGCAACAACACGCCCACACCCAACGCCAGGATTCCCAGCGTCAGAGCAGAGACAACGGTGACCACCTTCCTGATGGGTCCAGGCAATGCATTGAAAGCCTTGACCAGGCTGAACACCACGCGGGCAAACAGCTTGAAGACACCCTCCAAATCTTTGAAGGCTTGTGCCTTTAGATCCTTTTGCAGATTTGCCAACCGATCGGCCACGTCCTTGTAGCTGCCCGACAGGTCATCGATGGCGCGTTCTGCCGTACCCGATGCCTTCCTCTGATTTTCAATCAGCTCATTCAGCCTTGGCAGATCTTTCAGCAGCTGCTGAATGGTGGTTCCGGCCTCTGTGCCAACCAGCTTCAGCAGATCTTCCTTGCTGGTGATTTTCGAGAGTTCCTTCAGCGCTCCCTCTAGGCCTTCGGATTCGATCGTCGATGCATTGAGTGTTGAGCCGTACTTCGCAAGGATCTTTTTGCCCTCCTCTGTTGGTGCCGCCAACTTGGCCAGGGCGGACCGGAGGCCGGTTGCTGCAACTTCAGCCTGTGAACCCTGCACCGTGGACAGTGCAAGGGCCGCATTGACTTCCTCCAGGGAGACACCTAGAGAAGACGCGATTGGCGCCACCTTGCCGATATTTCGGGCGTATTCCCCGATCACGATTTTGCCGTCGTTCTGCGTTTGAACGAATTGGTCGGTGAGCTTCGCTGCCCTCGCAGCATCAAACCCATAGGCATTGATCACCGTTGTCAGGCCATCAACGGCGGTGGTCGTATCTGTGAAGCCGGCTTTGCTGAGCTTGATCGATGCATCGAGAACGCTTGACACGTCCGCAGCTCCGGAGATGCCAGCGGAAAGAAGCTGATAGGCCGCTTCATTGGCCTCGATGACATTGGTCAGTCCGTCGCTTTCTCTGACCGTTTGTTTGATCGCCTCACTGACTTCAGGGAAGGAATCCTTGGCAAGGGTTTTGACGGCGCCTTCTGCCTGATTCAGTGCTACCCCCACTTGAGACAGCTCTGTAATCAGACGCTGCGCCCCGAAGCCAATGCCTAGCCCTGCTGCCGCTGCGACAAAACCATTGAAGTTCGCGGCACCTGCCTTGAGCTTCTGATTGGTTCTATCAATCTCTAGTTGTATCCGTTTGAACTTTGGGGAAGTTTTATCTAAATTTGCCTGCAGGCTTTGCAGCTTCTTGATGTACGCCGTCTGACCGGCAATTGTTTCTTTGTATCGACTTGAAAGAACAGAAAGGCCCTTCTCAAACCCGTCTAAAGCTTTCTCTGCATCGTCAACTTCCTTGTCGAATTTGGTGAACTGAGTCACCAATTGCTTCATCGACTGGATGGCCTGCTGCACTTGCAGCGACAGGCTGACTGAATACTGCGTGCTCATAAGCCAGCCTATCGACGGTTTTTCCTAGCCCTCTCCTCAGCTTTTTTCTCTTCTTCTTGTCTCCAAGCGTAAAAGGCGTTCCAAATATGCAACTCTTCCATGGTGATCCGCTCTTGCAGTTCCCCCAACGTGTAGCCGAGCTTCTCGCAGAGAATCAGCTGCAGCGTTAGCTGGCCGTCCTTCTGGAGTTGGGGGATGAGCTTTTTGGGGTGACGTTGATTTCAATCTGGCCACCTTCCTCGTCCACCTCTGTCAAGCTGTCGCGGAACAACTCCAGGATGATCTCCCCCAGGACAGACTCGGGAAGCTCGTTCAGCAGCTCATCAAATTGCCCGCGCTGAAATAACTTCTGGCCGGCTTCATTGGTTGCTTTGAGGATCATCACCTGAACCCCAACGAAGACCGGGTTCTCTTTGTTCTTTCCTGCTGCCTGTGTCGCCCGTTCCCTTTCAGCCAGGGTCAACGGTGTTTGCCACCAGGAAAACTTCTCACCATTGGGGAGCGTGACCGAACGTTCTGTTCGGGCCATTGCGCAGCCCTTCTTTAATTGGGCGAGACCGTCAAGCATCTGGTTTAGCTACAGACTTCCAGATCCTAACGACTGCGCCTAGTTAGCCTTTGGCATGAAAAAACCCGGCTCCGAGGGGGGATCATGAGCCGGGCTTCTTCTGCAGGGATGGACCGCCCTACGTACCAACTCTAGCTAGTCCTACACGATGGATGTGTAGAACATGTGCGTCGGGGTTCCACGCAACGAGAAGTTGATCGTTGCAGTCAGAGCCTCTGAAGTGCTGGCCGTCACGCTGAATCCAAGCAATGACACCGGTGCTTCGATATACATCGATGCGGTGTCGTCAGGATCACACTCCTCTGCTGAATCAACGTCTTCGACGTAATTCAGATAAAGCTTGATCGTTGCTCCCATCTGATTCTTCAGCATGGTGCTGTAAACCAAACGGTTTGCGACGCTGAACTCATCAGGCGTGAAGAGCACACTCATGCTTCCTGTTCCTGATGCAGGACCAGGGATTGTGGTTTTGAAGTTGGCCCATTTTGAGCCAGTTCCACAATCACAGGGAAGCGTGGTCACATCAATTTCGTCACGAGAAAAGTCCATCGACCATTCGGTGACTTGACAGACCACTTGGAAGTTGGCCGGCGCAATTCTGATGTGATGGTCAGGCGTGTTTTCACGACCTTGACCTATTTCAGTGTCAGACAATGTGACTAGGAAACCAGTTCCAGCCGG